TTAAAAACAGATTAGATAAAATGAACGGAGAGAAAAAATGAGTAGAGAAGATGTCTTTAAGATGATGACACAAGAAGAACACGACGACTATACAAGAGAGCTAGAAAACAAAATAGAGTTTTTAACAGATTCTCTTGCGAATTACAATACTATGACGGCAAAGGATATAGATAATTTATTGCTAGATATTCAAAAGATAAAGGGAGGAAAATGAGTAAAGAATATACAGATAAACAGATCAATTCTATGATACTACACTTGCGATTAAATGATATTGCAGAGATGTATTATTTGGAAAACGAGGATAATTCCGATAGGAACTTTTTTGATTATCGCACACAGACATACATAACAAGACAGCAAGTCATAGCACTTGCTTTAGAAACAAAATGGGAGAGCAAATGAGTAATAATAATGAGTTTTATGGTTTAAAGTTGTGGCTAAATGAAAACGAAAGGAGTCAATCTTGGCTTTCAAAGCGTTTACAAATATCGCCAATGACAATCTCAAAGTGGAAAAGAGATAATAAAATACCACACGTGCAAAAGTTGGCTATATGCCAAGTAACAGGAACAACTTACGAACAATTATGGGAGGACGTATGAGTAGAGAGTTAGTAAATAAGTATAACCTAGATGAAAGTGATTTTTGGACAATAGCAGGAAAAGTGAAGGTTATTTCTTTTGACGGAGTTATTAAGATCATTGACGAAGAGAACATTAAGTTTGAAATGTCTGATAATCTTGATGTATCGCCAAGTGTTGCTATAAAAGTTAGAGCATATCAAGAAAGTGATGAGTTAGGTTTAATTGAAGAAATTACTTTTGGAGAGGCAAATGATACAAATTGCACAAATAGATATTTTTGGGCAATGGCAGAGAAAAGAGGAAAAGCGAGAGCAACTCTTAAACTGCTGGGACTTTACGGCAAAAACGCATTTTACACAGAGGTTGAAAATGATGAGTGGAAAGTCAAAAAACCAACTATACCTCAAATAGAGGAGTATAAAAAGTTGGGGAAAGAGGGAAATTCTAAAGGAGTGGTTTGTAAGGAAGATCGCACTTGGTTAAAAAACAACCAAAATGGTATTTTAAACAATCGTGATGTTTGGGATAAAGCAATGTCAATACTAAAAAATGCTATGGAGAGTAAATAATGTTTAGTAGAATTTTTACATTTATTCAAAACGTTTTTTACTATTTTTGTATTATCTGTTGGTTATCTATTGGTATTTTTATGTGGTTATCAATATAGGTGGATAACTCTTTCATAAAACTATATCGCAAAATCCAAGATAATTGGATATGGGATAATCCACTTTACTTAAAGTGTTGGATAGATATGTTGATGAGGGCAAGTATAAAGTCCTCGTCAATGTTGATGAACAATCAAGTAATCAATGTAAGTCGTGGAGAGATTATATTTTCTCAACGTAACTTTGCTAAAAGAAATAATATGTCAAGACAAAGATTGAGAACCTTTTTAAAGAAATTGGAAAAAACGAATATGATAAGGTTGAAATCTAATCCAGACTTAACCCACGTTATTCTCGTCGGATATAAACTTTACAACGATTCAAAACTAACCCAGAGCCAACCCACGCCTAACCCTATTATAAGAAAGAAAGAAAGTAAGAATAAAGAAATAAACAAAGATTTTGAGTTATTTTGGAACGCATATCCAAAGAAAATAGGAAAGAAAAAAGTAGAGGATAAGTTTAACTCTATTGATTTTCCTATTGATAAAATTTTAAAGAATATAGAATTACAAAAGCAGTCGGATCAATGGCAGACGCAACAATACATACCTAATCCAGAAACCTATTTAAACCAAGAAAGGTGGGAAGATGAGGTTATATTAGATGTGCAACCAGAAGAACCAATTTATATATACGAGTGTAAGATTTGTAATAAAGTAAAAGACAAGTCGCCATATAGAGATATGTATATATCCTGTTGCGACGAACAAACACAACCAAGAAAGGAATACAAATGAGTAAGATGTCAGAACTAGCAAGGCAAACAGAAAAAGAAGAAATAGCATACATTAATAGTCTATGCGAGGACGATAAGGAATTATTATCTACTTGCTGTGGAGCAGCAGGATTAGGTAATATTCACGAGTTTGACGGAGGGCATTATGGTTTATGTGCTAAATGTAAAGATCATTGCGACTTTGAGTATGAGGATTTATAATGTCTAGTAAGAGTCTAAAACCAGTAACAGATACAACGTGGGATATAAATGTTGAGGGTAAACTTAATCGTAATAATATTATTTTCCATACTAATAAATATCAACAACTTGTGTCAAAATGTAAAAAATATAATGATTTTATAAAAAAACCAAAGGGATATAATGAAAGAACAGATCAATGCGTATAATAGCAAAGAGAGAACAAAAGAAAGTTATTTGATGACAAAGACAACAGATGAATTGTCAGTTGATCCTATTTGGCATAAATTCGTCCAAGAGTGTATAGAAGAAAATGGCTATAGTTGGTATTATCACGCAAGGCAACAGCCATTTGGCAGGTATATTAAGATGAATTATTCAAAAACTAGGAGAACGCAATGAAACCAAGTAGTGCAAAAGCAAAGGGTAGAAATTTTCAGAACAAAGTAAGAGAACTTATAATGGAGTATTTGGGAATCAACGAACACGATATAAAGACAGCAGTTATGGGCGAAAGTGGTATGGATATTATATTATCTAAATCAGGGCGAGATACTTTTCCCTATGCAGTAGAGTGTAAAAAGGTAGAAAAAATTAATATCTGGAAATGCTTTGAACAGGCGTGTGAAAATTCAGATGACTTAACACCACTATTGGTTTTCTCAAAAAACCGATCAAAAGTATTAGTTTGCTTTGAATTTAAGCATTTATTAGATTTGGTAAATCAAAGTAACGGATTTAGGAGATTGACTAAATGAGAGTTAATGAAGATGGTTATATTTTAGCGTGTCCAAGTTGTGATAGCAAAGACTTAATAAAGAAATCACGACAAAAGAATTATGACGGCAGTTATAAACAGCGTTATATGTGTAAAAATTGTGGCGTTAGGACGGTAAATCCACAATTATTAGACGCAGACATAGTTAGAGCCAATGTTCAGTTAGCAAAGCAAAAGCAATCAGCACAAGACGTAAACAGAATTGAAAGAAAGTCATTTAGAGAACACGCTAGATATGAAAATGCAGTTACTAATCTATTATTTAACATACACGAATTATTGCAAAAGCGTAATTTTTCAAAACAAAAGTTTAAGAAAGTTAAGCAGGGGAAATCTGTGGGCGTTCTTCAAATATCTGATACACATTTTAACGAACTTGTTTCCCTACCTCATAATTCCTACGATTTTAAGGTTGCTGGAAGGCGTTTAAAACACTATGTAACCAAAGCCAAACGTATATTTAAGACATACGATATTCACAATGTATTTATTGCTATAACAGGCGACTTAATCAATTCTGATAGACGACTAGATGAAATGCTTAATATGTCTGTTAATCGTTCACAGGCAGTATTTCTAGCAGTAGATTTATTACAACAAGTAATTCACGATATTGGAGAAGATTATGCAGTTACCGTTGCTTGTGTTACAGGGAACGAAAGCAGATTGAAACAAGAGTGGGGTTGGACAGACTTTATGGCTAGTGATAATTACGACTTTGTTATATTTGAAATGCTACGCAGTATGTTCTTAACAAGTAATGTGAATTTTGTTCAAGATGATCCAAGTGAAGTGGTGGTTAATGTTGCAGGGCAGAATTTATTATTACTACACGGAAACGGAAGTTTTACGACACAATATGAAAAAAGTGTCAATCAGATTAAAGGAAGATTTTCTGGTAGAGGTGTGCAAATAGATTATATTATATCTGGGCATATACACTCTGCTAGAATAGGAGATATCGCTAGTAGATCCTCATCATTAGTTGGTGCTAATGAGTATAGCGAAAAAGGATTAAATCTATCTGGACGAGCAAGTCAGAATATTTATATTTTCCACGAAGATAAAAATATAGACGCTATGAAAATAGATTTACAATATGTTGGAGAAGATACTTATGACATTGACGAGAGATTGGAAAGTTATAATGCTAAATCCTCTAGCAAACTAAAACCAAAGAAAACCATATTTGAGGTAACGATATGATGTTAAAAATAAACCAAGAAGAAAAGCAAGTCTTAAAGTATATCTTCAAAAGTCGCTTTGTAAGGGAATTGCCACCTGCTATTAAAGATGTCGCATTAGACATCAAGAAAGCAATTAACAATCCTACAAAAGTAACGGAAGAAGAATATGTCAGACTTAACACTAATTGGAAACATTGCGAAAATTGTGACGATTAAATAGTATGATTATCGCCAAATTACATCAATGCGTTTATAACGCAATAGTATCGCTTTGTCTTAAATATAAAAACAAGGGAGAGCAAATGTATTACAATACAACAAATGAAGTAGGTGTGCAACTTAAAACAAACTTTGAAAAAGCACACAATCAGAAATATTTGACATTGGCAGTTTTCCAAACATATCCAAATGACTATTTGTCAGCACACGAAGTTTGGACATTTTTAATGGACAATGAATCAATAGATAAACACACACCCCTAACATCTATCCGTAGAGCAATTACTGATTTAACAAATGAAGAAAGACTTGTTAAGACAGATAAGAAGGTCGTGGGTGGTGCAGGAAGAAAAACATATACTTGGAGATTAAAATAATGGCATTTGAACATAAACAAAATAGTGGATCACTATTCACTAATAGCAAAAAAGATAAAGATACGCAACCAGACTATACAGGCACAATTAACATAGAGGGAACACTCTATCAAATTTCTGCTTGGAACAATGAAGCGAAATCTGGTAAGAAGTATTTTGGATTAAAGGTAACCTTACCACTAAAGAGAGAAGAAAGACTAGGATCTCAAAAGGCAAACCAAGACGATATGCCATTTTAACATTTAGGGTAGGTATGTTATTTTCCGTATAAATATATTAACTAATAATAACACTATGCCTATCCTAAAAATTTGGGGTAACAGTATATATTAACATTTAAAAATTAAAGGAGTATATCTTACCTTTGTTTATTTATACCTTCTAATAGAGATTGTTAAACAAATACAACAGGTTGGCAAACCAGTTACCCCAAAAACAACAAGGAGAAATATGAAAACATTAGAATTATTTGCAGGTAGCAGAAGTTTTAGCAAAGTTGCTGAACAACAAGGATTCAGAACGCACACTACGGACAATGAAAATTTTGACAAGATAGATCAGGTGTGTGATATTTTTGATTTTAATATAGATAAAGCAATAGACAGTCTTGGTGGTAAACCACAAATAGTTTGGGCAAGTCCACCTTGTACTACTTTCTCTATTGCTAGTTGTTATTATCATTGGAATAAAGATAGAACTCCAAAAACAGAAAGATGTAAACAGGGAATTAAGATAATAGAAAAAACTATTGAGATTATCGAAGAAATAAAACCAATGTTTTACTTTATTGAAAACCCAAGAGGGTTATTAAGAAAGCAAGAAATGATGGATATATTTCCAAGAAAAACAGTTACCTATTGTTCTTATGGGGATATGAGAATGAAACCAACAGATATTTGGACAAACCTAGATTGGACTCCAAGAGAAATGTGCAAGAATGGAAACAAAGATTGCCACCACCAACCAGCACCAAGAGGGAGCAGCACAGGAACACAGGGATTGAAAGGTGCTTATGAAAGAAGTATGATTCCACCACAATTATTTGAAGAATTATTTCAACAAATGGGTAATGCACAATTAAATGCTTTGTTGAAATTATTTGTCGAAGAAAAGGATAAAAGTTAATTTAAAATGAAAAATAACGATAAGATATTATGTATGATTAAACAGCGACTAGATGTTGGCGCTGTTAAGTATGGCGAACAAGTGCCGATTGATGGATCTAGGGATAATTTAAAGGAAAGTATTGAAGAATTACTTGATTTATGCGTCTATTTGTCTGCTGTAGCGTTAGAATTGCACGAAAAATACAAAGACGCTGAATAACGAACTATCTTGGTGTTTTACGCCACTTTACCTTGTTATTCTTACGACAACCTATCATCATCAATTTAAATCGAATCTTGAGGTATTCTAACGAGAAAAATTTTCTAAAGTTGCTCTTCAATTTCAATATCCAAGTTAAAAGCATTATAAGCGACTTCGCTTATATCTAAATTGTTATTTTTAAGGCGAACGGTGTACCAAGTGTTGCCATCATCGCTATATTGGAAGGTATTTAATTGTCCTTTGGCATAATCTAATAATGCAACCAAACGATCTTTATTCGCAGCACTTAAATTACTATAAGACAATTTTCTTGAAATTCTTGAACTACTATGATTTGCTACTGCAAAGGTTGTGCCACCTAAAGTTTTTCTTGCAACTACGCCATCATATTGTTTTGGTTGCTCTGAAGCAATATTTGGACTTTGTGTTGGGGTATAAGTAGGACTATCATCTTTGAAAACGTTAGCATCGTCACTATGCGTTGCTTTTGTTGTTGATTTAACTCCCCTGATAACTGTAAGTGTGTGTGTGCTAATAGCAGTAATAGTCATTTCTTCGCTACCTACTAAAATATTTTGTCCTACCTCAAAGTCTGTTCCGTCATCAACAATAATAGATGTTGCGTTTGCATCTGTAATTGCACCATTTAAATCAGACGTACTGTCTGTATCTGGTGTTGTATCTACTCTGAATCTTGCTCTTGTGATTGCCATAATGCCCTTAATTTATAAATTATTAAACTTCCCTCAAAGTTACTTTTAAACTTCCTATACCTCTTGTTACTTTTTTAACTATAAATTTGCTGTTTGTAAAAGTGCCACCAAACATTGGCATTTTAGATGATACCGTAGAATCGAATGCACAAAAATCTCCTACTTCCATACCATAAAAATAATTACTGCTACCATCTCTACTAGCAGAACTATCTCCAGGATTAATTAAGTTAATATTTATTTCATATTTTGGAACTCCATTGATGTATCTATAATAATTAGCAAAGCCATCATTTCTGTTTCCAGATCCAGTATTTTCTGCTCCAATGCCATCTACCAATATATCCAAATTATTAGTTGCTACATTTTCGTTACTTTTTATATTATAATTTGTTCTAACATTATTAGATGTATCTTCACACTCTTTTTCAAATAAATGACTATCTGAAATAGGACTACGTTGATATTTAATAATTCTTTTTGTAATCAATGTATCGATAGGTTGCACTTTAACAGAAAAAGAAGAAATATCCGATAATTTAATAGTATGATGAACTGATATTGTTCCATCTGGTATGTATATATATTGAGGCGATCCATCTGATGTCCTAAATTTAAAAATGAAACAACCTTCAAACTGTGTCTTTTTCAATAAATCTTGCATATTCAATTCTTTGTTTAGCCAATATTCTGGTTTCCAATCACTTCTCGCTGTTACCAATGCTGCATAATTAGATGTATTTACGAGAGGATCTGTAATTTCAAATACATCTGTTCCGTTAGTGTGTGATGCAGCAGTAGTATGATTAACTCCTCTAACAACTGTTAAAGTGTTTGATGAAATAGAACTAATTTCCATTTCCTCGTCATCTATTTTTATAATTTGCCCTGCCGACACTTGACTTCCGTCTGATACATCTACTCCAGTTTCAGTAGCATCTAATGCCTCTGCTAAATTTGCTGTACTATCTACGAAATGAGCAATATTGCAAAATCTATGCAATATATCTCTGTGCATATCTACAATATTAGTAATGTTGGCGTCTGTATCCCAACTTTTATAAAATCCATCTCCACCAAGATATAATTTCTTTACTGACGTAACAGCAGATTGGTGTTCTAGTGGGTTAGCAGAAGCGTCATCAGTTCCCTCGTCTATAATTTCTGCTTTGGCTATAATTTGAATATCTTTAATCTTTACAACTGAAGAAGATGTTTCAGCGTTCCACATATTAACACTATTAAAATAAAATGCTATTTCAAAACTTGCTGGTGCATTTCCATCTGATTTAGAGAAGTCAGCAAGAAAATCCCAAGTGTGCGTGTATGAACCATTTGCGTCTTTTGAATCATCGCTTTCAGTTTCAGTAACATCATCTCCATCAAACTTTCCTATACATTGTGCAGTTATCTCATAAGAATCCTGACTAGAAGAACCACCAAATCCATTAGTTCTACTTGCTACATCATAGCTAATAAAAACTGAATACGCAGTTACTTTATGATCTTCTTTTGTTGGAGAAATCTTTATTTTGTAAAAATCTTGTGCAGTTTTATTTGCATTGGTAGAAGCAGAAGTAACACGATGGGATATTTGAAAAAAAGTAGTATCGCTTGTATCTACTGCATTCGCTTGTGGTTGTAATTCTTCTAATAGAAAAGGATCTGCGTGAACATTATCACTATCTATTACTTCTGATGTAGATAATATTTTAGGACGATATTTATATTCTCTTAATAGGGTTAATTCTGAAGGCATTACATTCCTATCGGTATCGTCTGTTGCTCCTTCGTAGTCATCATTAGATGATACATTTAATGTTATATTTCCACTACCATCTAATTGTTGAACTGGTGCAAATATCGGATAGTCGTCTGAATTTCTAAATGCGTCTTTTACTGCATAATGTAAATATTCATTTGTAAATGCCTTATGAACCAAACAATTATATACACCACCATTTAGAGTATCTACTTCTACTGGGTAAACTTTTACTGCTGTATCTGCATCAATTAACGCTGGAGAAGCGTCTGTTGAATCAGCAGCTTTTTTATAATCTCCATATACGATAGGGTAATAATTTCCAGACTTGCTTTGGTATCTAGGTATTTTAATAAAATCTATGGGCGTAGCAGAAGCTATTGTTATAGACAATGAATGATTATCGTTTAAACTAACACTTTTTAATCTACCTGTAAAAACTTTTAAATAATCTCCAGAGCTAATAGATCCAACCCTAGAATAAACTAAAACCTTATGATTCAAATAATATCTTGCTCCGTTGTATATTTCAGATGCTAGTTTTGCACTATGATTAGATAATGTATCATTAACGCATTGAAGCGTGATATTTCCATTCTTTGAAGTTCCATCAGATAAAGATATAGACTCTCTTACACTCGGATTACTTGTAATAAAATTGTGATATTTTGTATCTCCACTACCAACCTCATCTGTTCCTAATCTTATATATTGAGTATCAGAAGAGCCATCGGTATAAGTGTTATTTCTAAATTCAAATAGCCAAGATTCTTGAAATCCCTCTGTGAGAGCATTCTTATAATTAGTTTCTAATGCTATAGCCATTATGCAAGATTTCTTTCCAGACTATCTTCTAGTTGTGGAAGTAAAGTATCCCTTACAAAATCTTCTGTTCCTAATATATTTCCATTTATATTAATATTAACAGAACTTGGACTATTGCCTGTTACTCCTGAAGCATTATTTCCCAATGGGGTAACTTGAACTCTTTCTCGACCTGAAGGGTTATCTCCAACCATTAACATTTGTTGCCCTTGAGTAATAAAGTCAGCACCTGTTTCAGCAGACCTAACTTTTCCTTGTTGTTTTTCTAAAGAAGCTGCGTGTGCTATGGCTTTAGCATATTCTAATTTAGCTAATACAGGACGTCCTTGTGCTGTGTAGTGAGTAGCTGCTTTATGAGCATCTGCTATTGCTTGTGCTTGTTGAATACGCAATCCTACTAATGCAGACATTTTGCTATCTCCCATTAAAGTACCAAGAGATTTACTTAAAGCAAAAATAGATTTTTGTCTTTCTTCTCTAAATTTCTTATCTGTCATAGCACCTATCGCATTAACTTGATTTAAGCTATGTTGAGTTTCTAGTAAAGCTAACAACCTCTCTTTTTCTTCTTCGTTTTGAAAGTTTTTCTCTACAAATGCTTCTAAATCAGCTATACTTTTAGCTTCAGTTATTTGTATATTTTGCTCGGTTGCTTTATTAAAATCTTTGAGTGTTTTTATGTATGCTTTAGTTTCATTTTCTTGTGATAATGTTGATACTGATAATAATAATTGCTTTTCAGCTAATTTAGATTCAGCAGATGTAATTTGTGCATCAAGAGATGCTTGGTTTAATTTAGCTCTGTTTAAATCATCTAATGAATTTTTATTTTCTACATTTACTTTGGTATTTTCTTCTGTTACATCATTTAATGTTATTATGTCAGTAATTAATCCACCTGTAGTATCATCAAGCCAACCCACCTGATCTGACAGATTTTTAGCTTGGACTGAACCTTCTTCAATATTGAAAGTAAAGCTAGATATAGCAACTGCTGCGTCGTGTGCTGCTTTTTTAGCTCCATCAAAATCTCCAACAAGTATCCTACCAAGCATTTTAGCCATATTTCCACCTATTGTTATAATTTGACTAAATACATTACCAAGTATAGTAAAAGCAGGAACAAGTGCATTTTTTATAGAAGTACGAGCATTTTCAGTAACTTTGAACAATTCTCCGAACCAACCCCAAAGTTTTTTTACAAGCGCCCAACTTATTTTCATTGGAGCAAATAGAGCTTTCATAGACATTTTAAATCTTTTAAGCGTAACTCCACCCTCGTTCATTCTTTTTGCCCAATCTCCAACTTTTGTTGTTACCAGACTAATAAAAGGTATAAACTCTTTACCCAACAACTCGCCAACATCGCCTAAAACATTTTTAGTTTGAGCCATTTGACCAGCAAAAGTTTCTGCTTCGGCAGATGCTTGTCCTGCAATACCATCTTTAGTTAAACCTTCCATTGCCATATTAAATCTTTCTTGACTTCCAACAGCACCAACTACATTAATTCCATATCTTTGTAGGGCGTTAGTAGAAGATCCTAAAGATTTACCTACTAATTCAGAAGCAGATTTTAAGTCCATTCCTTTTGCAGTAGCAAAGTCTAAAGTTGCTGCTGTTAATTGTTTTAGTTTATCTTCTTCTCTTACATATTGTGCAAGACTAGCTTGAACTCCTATAATCTGCTCATCTCCAAATACTGTTACTGCCTGTAATGCAGATGCTTGATCTAATAAAGATTGAGAAGTTCCACCTATTGCTTGAGATAATCTTTTTTCTGCTTTTTCTTGCTCTCCTGATAACAAAGCAAGTTTTCCAATACTTCCTGTAAAAACACTAGCAGCAAAAGAAACAAGAAGCATTTTACTTCTTAAGGTTGCAAAAGAATTAGATAATAGTCTATTATTCTTTACTTGAAACATTCCTTTTTTACTTGTTTTTGAGTGTGCGCTTCCTTGTAAATTTAACGCACTGGTCAATTGCTTTGATGCTGCTGTAGCTTTTTTAGTTGCTTGTACTTGTTTTGTTGAAGCTTTTGTTAAATTTTCTTGTTTTTTTCTTAAGCTTCCCATAACAGAAGCTAATTGCTTAATGTTTTGCTGTAGAGGTTTTGAATCTCCTACAAAATCTACTCTGACTGTTAAATTATCTGACATATTTATCTTTATATTTTATTTAGAACGATTATAATTTAATATATTTTCAACAACATTGCACTTATCAATCCATTTTTTTGGGTGTTTCCCAAAATGACCTTCGTATGGAGAAACATTCATCTTGGTAGAATATATATATCTTTGTATGTCCCTTTGATATTCTCTCTCTAAAAAATGATTATTGCAAGAAAAAAAAGGTAAATGAGATTGTATTGTTTCGTATAAGGTAAATTGTTTTTTGTTGGCAGCGTTATGTTCTTTTAGCTCTTGCTTTAAAAGAGATACAACATACCAAACGTCATCTATAGATGTAAAGGTGTGAACGTTGTTATTCTTTTTAAGAGGTAACTTTGCTTTATAAGGAAAAGAACAATACTGACAACCCTCACACCAACTATTTATTACAATATTTAATTCTAGTGAGAGGGTTTCTATTCCCCCAAGCTGTTATGCTCCTGAATAGCTAATTGTAATTCTCCTCTTTCGTCTATAGAAAGAGATTTAATAAATTTGTCAGTTGCTCCCTTTACACCTTTTCTGATCCATAGGGTGCTGACTTGAAATTGATTTTTAATTATTGGTTCTTCTTTGCCTTGTATTGTTTTTTGCTCTATTTGTACTGCGTCCATACAAGAGTCAAAATCATCTACAGACATTTCTATAAGCGTAGCTTTCTTGCCACTCTTAAGCGTTATTTTTTTAGTCATTATTTATTCCTCGTTTTATTGTATTGTAATTGATACGATATTTCCTGATGTAGAAGCAACTGCTTTACTGCTAACAGATAAGAACATTGCATCTTCTTCTGAAAAACTAACATCTGTCATAATACAAGTAGGTAGAGATATATCTACATTTCTTGTAACACTATCTGCTGCCGTTAAGGTATTTGCAATAGTAGATGTTGATTGCTCTCCAAAAGTTTGTATTAGATTATCAGTATCTGCGTCATATTTAACAACAGCGTCAAATGTTACTGCTACCTCTGGGATAGCTCTGTGCATTTGTTGATAATTTCCATTGACATCATAGCCACTAAAAGCGACATCGTTTTCGATTGTTAAACTAAATGATTTTAATACTGGATCTGAAAGTCCTCCAATAGTTGTTACTGCGTTGGTTGAACCAGAATCTCCATAATCAGTCATAAAATAATTTGTGTTAAAACTTGCTCTATCGTGTGTAGGAACAATAGAAGTGTCATTTAATGCTGGAATACAACCAGATTTAAATGTTCCTGAAATTTTTAATCTACCAGATTCTTCTCCAACATCTCCACTAATTGTAAGTGAAGTAAGTAAACAACCTTTAAAGTATAATTGTTGAGCTGCTTCTGGTGTTACTACTACAACTGCAAATGTTTTAGTATTGTCAGATACTGAATCTCCATAAGATAAATCAGTTCCTGCGTAGTTGTAAGCAATCTCGTATGCACCTGAAGCATCTTGCATAATGTTAGATAAAAGCATTGGTAAAATAGTAGCATCTGCAATACCTGAAAAACTAATTTCTTTAACTGTAAGTTTATTTGAAAGGAACATATCAACTGCTTTTAAAGTTCTTCCTGCTCCGTGTCTTACATCTAATACTTGCAATGGATTCAATGAAGGCATTTCAATTGAATCAATATTTATAAATTTGTAATCTCCATCTGTAGCTTCTCCACCACCGATACCATCTGCTTCAGCAGCGATTGCCAACTGAAACTGTTTAGGGCTAAACCCTTCTGCTAAATCTGCCATTTTACTTTACCTCTTTTGGTTTAATTTTTTTCTCGTCTTTAACTTCCACTAAAAATCCTTTTGCTTCTTTAGGCATTTTATCAAGCTCTACAATCTTTCCATTCTTCAAACTTGCCCATTCTGCCCAATCTAAACCAAGATAGTTTTTCCCTCTTGGAAGTATATCGTCTTTGATCTGGTATTTTTTAGCCATAATTAATTCTCTACAATATAAAAAGAACCATTTGATAAAACAAAGAATTTATCATTCGATGTAATAAATCTACCAAAGGTCTGATGAACTTCTTCATATAAGACAGGAACATTAATTTTTGCAATCAAAACATTACTCAAATCTGTTTCTTCTACATTGTGTTCTATGGTCGGTTGTCCTGCATAAAAATAAGGAATACTGCCACCATTTCTATTTTCCAATAATATTGTTTCTATCCTGGTAACATCTTTATACATCTGATCCAATGCTTTCTCATCATCTCTATTCGTTCTTAAATAATAAGTCATTTCCATATCATATAAATTGATATAAGATTTTGTTCTTCTCTCTTGCAATGATTGAGAGTTTGGAAATATGCGTAAAGATTTTGTCCCAATGTCTTTAAATTGAGAATCAAAATAAATAGGTAATGCACCTTTAAATTCTGTGCGTAGCTTATCTCTTAATGGAATCATTATCTTGTCGTAAGTTATGTTATTGTAGGAGATAGCCATTATCTTATATTACTCACTTGTACATTAAATATTGCTTTTCTGAATCCTTCCATTTCATCATCATCTTCATAGTTGATAGACTGAACTGTAAAAGAATAAGAGGGACTTACTCCCAATAAACTATAAAAAACTTCTTCTAGTCGTGATATTTGCTTAAAAAACTTCTTTACACTTAAATCATTTCTTTTGCTATCGTAATGATAATATGTTAATTGAAGATTAAACGTATTCGGTATAACTGCATACATAGAGTTGTTAGAAAAAGAATCAATAGCAGAAATAGTCATAAAGTTATTACCACGAAATTTAAAATTAGGAGTTCTAAAAACTGGAATAGATCCGAAAAATTCATTCTTAACAGCGTTCTGGATAGTTTCCTCTACGCTTACTTTCCAAGCATTAGTAAAAGAAACTGCCATTGTTATACCTTATAAAACTGTCTAAAGTCTTTTCTTGTCATTCGGACAGAACGCATAGAAGGATTATCAGTTTCTTCGTATAGTCCCATTACTTCTACTTCCCACTCATCGTCAGCAGTAGCAGTTGAATTGTCGGCAGAACCTTGAAATCTTATTTGTAGTCCACCTGCTAAATCTTGATAATCTCCATTAATAACTTCTGTTTGAAGGACTAGATTGTTTTTTAGTCCGTCTGTATCTTTAGCATAGACTGAATATTTAGCAGTTCCTATTGCACCACCAGTTGTTACGATTACTTTTAATCTGTCGTAACTCCCACGATAATTACCTCTAGTATCAACAATATTAAGACTTCCAGCTACAGATATTTTTCTTACAATGCCTTTAGAAGCATCGCCAGTATTCTGAAATGATAATTTAGCTCGTCCACTATTTAAATCTTCTATGTGCATTTTAGCTTCATCAAATAACGCTTCTGCAATAGAACTTGTTGGATCTTTACCTTTTACCAAGAAATATGCAGCGACTAATCCAGTTAGTCGTCTAATAAGATAGTCGTATGTTCCGTCTTTTAGTAAAAATTGTTCTCTTGGTAGTGTAGCGTCTAATTTAGAATCAATATAATTACTAGCGTCTTTCATTACTCTAGTTTTTAATGTTGCAAAATCTTCCCCTGCTTCCATTAATAAATCGTCTGGAGAACTTGCGTCATTATAATAATATACTGCGTCAGCAGCACTATCATAAAACCATTCATCGTTTGCATCTACAGCTGATTTAGATGATTGAGCCGATCCTAAATCTTTTCCATCAACAAATAGCTGTGTTACTAATCCAGAATCGTGTGCCACATACCTACTGCTAGAATCCACTACCCAACCATAAACAGGTTTCTTTGTATCAAATTCATCTAGGTTTGGAAATACGTCTTTTAAATCTCGTGATGATATGTATGTAGGCATCTATGCTCCTTTAGCTCTTTTGTACCACCCATACCAAAATTTTTCTTGGGTAGGGTTGTCTGAAATTAGCAAAGAATAGAATAAAATTCTATAAGAAATAAATCTATCTGCTTCCAATTTCTTCGCTGCAGAGATAGTAGCAGCACCAATAAGACCATCTTCCTTTATATCAAACGTATTTCTATTGTTACACGCCTTCTGTAGTATCTTAACGGCTCTTGATTGCCCTGTGTTGACCACACAGTCGAAATAAGGATATTGTAGCTCTGATGGCAGTTTATTTGCCTTTGAGGGAATCCAATAATCCTTGTAGTATATTTCCTTTGCTTCTTCTTTGGTTAGGTTTTTGATGTCAAGGTGGGGATAAAATCTTTTGGTAATACCATATTTGGTTTCCCCACCCATATCATCTTTGTCATTGACATATCCTCCTTCGTGTTGGAGAACTATATCTATAATTTCATCAAATGACATTACGCCGACTTCTTGACTTTTTCGAATGAACGCATTCCCCCAAGACCGAGCATACCTAGAAGTATTGTCGTTAGGGTTGTCATATCGAATACTGGTAAATCCACTTGATAGCCAAATGAATGTAACAGAAAAAGTAAGAAGGGTTGTAGTACGAAATGATAACATAAAGCTACCCCACAAGTCCAACCAACAAAAGGACGCCAACCACTTACAAACAGATTCGTAGAACCTGCTTCTACTTTGTTTACTTCTATTTGTGCTTTGTTGATTTCTTGGATTAATTGTGCTTTTTCCTCTTTGTCAAGTGTGAATTTATCAACGTGTCCTGCGACTTTGTCAATAATACTTGCAACTACATTTAGTTTAGGCATCTTTTGGACTTCCCTTAAACTCTTTTTTATCTTCGTCGAATGAACCGTTTAGTTCTTGTGAAAAAGCGTTTTTAGCTGCTTGAAGTTGTTGTGCTTCAAAATTTAAGCGTCCCATCTTCATATCTAAATCTCTTAAATGATTTACTAGAACTTTTTGTTCATCGGATAGATCTGAAAACGAAACTTCTCTTCCGTTCTCTAATACTATTTTCATTTCTTCTTGTTTCTTTTCTTCTGGCATTTTATCTCCTTAATATATTAACCAATTAAATCCAGTCTTTGCTTCGTATGACTGAACGTCATACATATTCAAATATCTGGCTTCAAGGAATATACCTAACTTATTAGTTAATTTCCAACCATAAACTAATCCCAAGTCATAGTCCATTCCATTATCTGCTACATCATAATTAAATGAATAATCAGACATACCCTTTGTTACTGGATATGTTGTTGCCCAAAAGTGAAACCAGTTTTTAGGAGTATATTTATAATAATCTGCACCCACAGATAAACTTAATTCGTTTTGATACCCTAAATCTTTAGCATAATCGTCATTATATTCTTTTACGATTTCTCCATAGACTTGTTTATAAAATTGTTCATCGGTAGTAGCAACTAGATTTCCTTCTGCATCATACCATTTCCAATCATAGTATTGGTAACCATATTGAGTATATTGTTCTGCCCATTCATCTGTAAATCCATATTCGTATGCAAATAGCCAGAAGGGGATAAATTCACTTGTATCTATATCTTGTTCGTCCCACCATAAGTCAATAGGTAAGAAGTCAAGGTATGCAGGGTGTGAACGACCTGCTACACCCATAGATAATGCAAGATTACCAAAGTCTTTTTTTAATCTCATATCTATTGCTGCGAACTCAACATCTTCTAACCCACGATAGTCATAGTTGGCTTTTGCAATAAAATTATCTCCCATATATCGAAGCATAAACTGTTGATTAATAAACTCTTCCTCAAACTCTCTATGGTCTGAATATTCAATTACATATTCCCAACCTGTAGGAACATTACCTATAGAAGCACTTTCATTTATTGGTGCTTCTTTACCTGTGTACCATACTTCAGGTTTATTCTCATATCCAAATCGTGCTAACTTTCTAATACCAAAAGTCATAATAGAGTGATCGTCTAGTTCTTGTTGCAATTCTTGTAATTGTCCACCTGTAACCTGGAATTGCTGTTCTTTGGTTACTGGACTTGTAAGACTGTAAGCACCATAAATAGTGCTAAATTTAAAAAAGTCTTGTGAATAAAGACTTCCTAGTAATAATAAGCTACATAATAAGTTTCTCATTGAAACCTCCTTAACATAATTTCATCTATCTCTTCGTTTATTTTTTTGATGATTTCTTTTTCATCGAGGTTAAACGATAAACCTGCTTCAAATCTCTTAATTTCTTTTCCATATTCAAACATAATAATTGTTGGAACTGATGCTATTTTCCACTCACTTGCTAATACAGCACCATATTCTTTATTATCTATACTTGCATTGAACCATTTGCAATTCTTTAATTTTCCCAAATTTAAAGATGCACTATAATTCCAATCTGCATTGACTTGAACTATCACACATTCATCTTGACTTAATAACTGAACCTGTTCTAGGTTTTTTAAACTACTTTGAGCATATAAAGGCGATAGCGATAAACAGATACCAACCAAATATGACATACCATATAAATAATTCATCTCTATACCTCACTTTTGCATCAACATACGTTCAATGTTTTTAACATCTGTACGCATTTCTTTTTGTTCTTCTTTAATCTCTTGTACATCTTTTTCAGTTTCAATTATTGTATTTCTAATCATTTGATCCTTTAAGTCGTATTCTGTTCTACCTATTGGTGGCTCTGGTAACTCTTTGGCTTCTTCAATATCTGCTTGAAGAGTAAACCACATACCTACGACCATAAATATAGTAACAGCCAACGATATTAACGTTTCAATACTAAATGTAAATTTACTATCTTTACTTACTTCCATCGTATTATCCCTTTATTTTTTTGTATTCAACAATATCTGCTTTAAGTTCAGTTACTCTTGCTTCTGCAACTACTAAGTCTGCTTCTGCTTGTGAAATTGCTTCATCTGCTGATTTTGATTCAGTCCAATCTACCACAGATACATCTTTACCTGCTTCATCTTTCATTGAACGAAGATGTTTAATTTCAACCATTTTAACTGCACTTTCTGACTCTACTGCTTTTTCTGCTATTTTCTTAGCCATCGTATTCTCCTTTTTAGGTTTCTTCTGTATAT